AGCATTAAACGCCTTGACATACCGACCGAAAGCGCGTGTAGACGGCGTACTTGGGACGGTACTGCGTCTAAGCGGCCCAGATTTCACAGCTCTCGATGACAGACCTTACTTCTTTGCCAGTTTGAGTGCCCCACTTTTGGCGAACTACAAGTCTCCTTAGACTGTATGTAACTGGCTGTGCCAGGAAATCAGGAGCCCCCGCCTGTTAAAACGCCCCAGCGCCCCCAAACTCTGTGTATTTTTTCTAGGAGGCACCAATGCCTATTTCTTGCAACAGCTCTTCTTTAACAGGTCAGGAGGGCTCGATTTATTTCCAGCCAGCTGGGACGATGTTCTGTCTGCTGGATTACACCGACTTCCCCGCAGGTACGGCGATCACCGTACCTACAACAAACGACTACCAAGTCGGTGACCCGGTAACTTTTGCGGTTGAAGGAGGCGCAACTCTCGACACCGCGTTGACAGCTGGAACGACGTATTACATCGTCGTTAGCACCAGCTCCACAATCCAGGTATCTACATCCTCCGGCGGTTCTGCTGTCACGCTTAACGGCGACGGTGGCACCGGAAGCGCGGACACCCCTGGAACTGCTAACCACATCTCGATTGACTACGCAGAATACGCTGCTGTTTGTCAAGTACGAGAATTTTCCATCGACATTACTCGCGAAGAGTTGGATGTTACAACGCTTCCTTGTGGCATTGGCTCGACTGTGGCCGCTAAGTTTGCGCCTTTCCGCTCCACCCAATCTGGCTATGCCAGTGGCAGTGGATCGATGAGCGTCTACTTCACAGACGACCAGACCAGCCTTGCCAACCGGCTACTCGGCAACGTGCTTCTCAGAAGCCAGCAAGGTGCAAGTGTCAAGCTGTACGTCAACACTGTTTCTAACAATGCTGGCACAGCAGTTGATGACGCAGCGTCTCTCTACATCGAGAGTGACATCACGATGAGCAGCATGAATCTGAGCGTCAACCCTGACGATCCGACAACAGCTGAAATCAACTTCAATATCATCAACCCCAAAAACATACTTGGCAAATCTCTTGTCTAGTATGTGACCAGGACGTACTCGACCCCCGTTGACGGCGGGGGTTTTTTTATGCAATACGTTATAGTTCTTATGTACTAGAGGTATTTATGGCCGGACGTTTGATCGACAAGCTAAAGAAAGCTGCCCGTCTCGACCCCGTAAAGAGAGAAGTAGAACTCGAATCTGGCGAAGTAATCGTCATGTGGGTCACGCCACTCACTGCCGCCGAACGCGAACGCGCTAAGAAGGACGCCCGCAATGACGACCCCAACGCCTTTGCGCTCCAGCTACTACTACGCAAAGCCAAAGACGACAAAGGTACCCCACTGTTTAGCCCCGGCGACGTAGCCGACCTCAAGAACGCCGTCCGCGACAGTGATCTTCAATCTCTAATGTTGGCTGTTCTTGGCGGCGAAGAGGACGACGAAGCCCTCGACATGAAAAGTAATGACGACGGAGCTGCGTAAAGACAACTGGCTCCTCCTTTGTATGGGAGTAGCCAAAGAACTGGGATATAGCCTACGCAAACTCCTCGAAGAAGTAACCGAAGAAGAACTCCTCCTCTGGAGCGCCTACTTTGGTTACCTCCACGACGAGCAAGACAAAGCCATGAAAAAGGTTAAGAGCAACCGCCGCTAGACTGCTGGAACGTAGTGCTAGCGGTCAATCGTGGCTGAGTTTCAAAGCGAGATTGAACTGCGCGTCAAGGTAGTCGACAAAGAGATAAACGAACTAGAAAAACGTATAGCAAAACTGAACAAAAAACCTGCAAGCGTAGAAACAGCTTCAGAAAAAGCTACTGCTGAAAAGACACTAAGACTCAGAAGAGCAGAAAATCAGGTAACTAAAAGTAGGTTAAAGCTGCAAGAACAGGTAAATAAAGCAGCAATACAAGAACTAAATAAACGCACGATGATTACGCGTTTGTTTAGAGAGGCTGCAAGTATTCGTGCCAGCTACGCAAAAGATGCAGAAAAAGCAGCCAAAGCAGCCGACAGAGAAGCCGCAGCTGCAAACAAAGTAGCCGCAGCAAACAAAAAAGCCCGCACGCAAAAAATCCAAGGTGCAGTTGCCGGTGGTGTTATCAGTGCCGCCTTCCCAATCCTCACTGGCGGCGGTGCAGCCGAATCCGTACTTGGCGGTGTCGGCGGTCTAATCGGCTCCTTAGCCGGACCCCTCGGCAGTTTCGCGGGCGGCATCGGCGGCTCTGCCCTGGGACGCATTATTCAAGACGCCGAAGACCTAAATAAACAGCTAACTGCTCTTAACGCAAAGTTTGGCGATACAGGTTCAGCTGCTTTACTTGCAGCAGACGATGTAAGTGAACTAGCAAAACAGCTAAACATAACAAAAGAAGACGTAATAAGTCTGGCCGGAGAACTAGCTGCTTTTTCTGAGCTAAGCGCCATAGAAGACTTAGCCAAAGCATTCGGCCCAGTCGGTGGAGCGGGAACTTTTGATGCTTTAGCACAAGCAGCAGAAAGCGAAGCTGCTGCACTAAAAGCAATCGACGGTTTACGCGGTCAAATCGGACTTAAGACAGCAGAAGAACTACTAAAAGTTCTAGAAATTGAGGGCAGCGAAGCCGCACAAGCAGCATTACTAGACGCTTTACTAAGTAAAACAGAAGACATAACTACAGAGGTAGCTAAACAAGTTACGTTCTGGGATCGTATTGCCGCAGCAATTTTTACAGCTGCTAGCGGTCAATTTGTAGCTCCTGAAGATTTAGCAGGCGAACGAGCTGAAGGTATTGTCGGACCAGACCAAAGCGTTATCGATAAAGCTCTTGCAGATTACGAAAAATATCTACAAAATAGAGGCAGATTAGACGAGAAATACAACCCTAAGACAGGAAGAAAAGGCAGATCAGGAGGAGCCCTACCGCAATCCAAAGAGCTACAACTCCGCCAACAAATCCTAAAAACAGAGCTGGCTGTAAGTAACATCATAAGCAAGCGAAAAGCATTGTTCCTTACCGATTTAGAAGCAGTACGCGCAAAAGAACAACTACTAGCTGCCAGCCTGGTAAAAGAAACACAGATACTTGAGCTGGCACGTCAACAGGCACTTACTAGCAGCAAAGTCCCAGAAGACAACGCTTTAATTAACGAGCTATACGACGACCGTCTGAAAAAGATACAAGCACAAAACTTCCTGCTCAGGGAACAAAACGGCTTGGCCGAGAAAAACATACTGCTCCAACGCGACCTAATTGCACTCCGCAACGAGCAACAGACCGGAGGCATCGTTCAAGGGCTGGAGCGCGGCATTGAGGACGCCAACTCACGCAGTTCCTCTGAGATGCTGTCGCTTCGCATCAAACAACTCCGCCGTCAAGAAGACCTAATCGGCGGAATCAACAACAAGCTTGCAGAGCAGAAATTAATAGAAGGGGGCGATGACGCCGAAAAAGCAGCAGCTGCCACCAGAGAAATCGGCTTCTTAGAGCAGCGCAAAGCAGCCATCGAGGCACTTCTACCAGCACTAAACCAAGCCGAGCAACAGCAGCTCCGCTTCAATCAAGCCTTTGCAGCTGTCACCCCAGCAGTCAATTCCCTTGTGGGTGGCCTTCGCGAAGTAGTCGCTGGCACCAAGACCGTCGAGGAAGCCTTTGCCGACTTCCTGAACACGATTGCGGACCAGCTAATCCAAACAGCCGCGACGATGATCGCGCAATACATCGCCATCGGCATTGCCAAAGCGTTTGCGTTTGGCCCTAGTGGTGGTGGTGGTATCGATGCTTTTGGCGGCGGAAACCCTCTAGGTAATCTCATTTACCCAGGCAGGGCAGCTGGTGGCCCTGTAACCGGCGGCTCACCTTACATCGTGGGCGAGGAAGGGCCGGAGCTGTTTATTCCCGGTGTCACTGGAGCGATCAGCAACAACGACCAATTCGAGGCAGCCCGCAATGCACTAAGCGGCGGTAATAGCAGCTCCAGCGAAGCCTTTGCTGATAATGCCGAAGCCATCGGCACTACGACCTCTTACACTAAAGAGCGGGTACTGGAGCGTGAACGCATCGCTTCGCTGAATAGCAACCCAATCGATGTCCGCGCTGAAACCACTGTCATCAACAACGTGGAGTATGTCACCGCCGAGCAGTTTGCAAAAGGTATGCAATCTACAGCTCGCGATGCTCAGGCAAGAGTTTTGAGTGATCTCCGCAACCGTCCAGCCACTCGCGCACAGGTAGGTATGAGATGACCGTTGCAATCGGCACATACATCAAATTGATGAATAACGGTGGCTCACCGTTGGGTTATGGCTTCCAGAATTTTCATTCTGGCGAAACTAGGACTTACAACAGTGACATCTACATATTTGCTGCTTTTGGATTCAGTGGGGGTACGGTCGATTTGCAGGCTGGGAATATCAGCGCCAGTCTGCTTTTTGCTGTGAACGAACTTGATTTAGCGGTGTTTCAGCAAGCAGTCGAATCTCGATGGTTAATCCAAATCCGCACAGTTTGGCTCGACCCGGATACGTTGGAAGAAGGGACTACTTACGGAGAGGAAATGTATGCAATCACGGGACTAGAACATGACACAAGTAGGTTGTCTGTCCGGCTAGGAAGTCCTATGGATGCTGTAAGCCAAAACGCTCCACGCAGACTGTTGACACAAGATCTTGTCGGCAGTCTTCCTTCTACTGGCAACATCAATCTCCAATAATGCTGACTCCGAATCGCCAAATTGCTCTACTGCCGCAGGATCGTCAGATCATGCAGCTCACTGGAATGAGCGAAAAGGACTATCGCTTTTTCATGCGGCAAGCGATTCTGCATTCCAAGTTGCGACCAGGGGAGCCAACAAATTTTCTTGTTATCCCTTTTGTAATCAAGCTAGTCATAGGGCTTGCGTTGGCATACGCGGCCACTTTGCTTGCGCCCCGGCCAAAGCCACCTGAGCAACAAAACCTAGATTCAACAACAGTTCAAGGGCAGAACCTTGTCAACGGTGCTCGGTTTACCCCGAAGAGCGGATTTGATTCAATTCAAAACGTTGTTGAGCTTGGATCGGTTGTGCCACTGGTTTATGCAAAGCGTCAAATCATTGATGGCATTGGGTACGGCGGGGTGCGAGTCAATACGAATTTAATCTGGTCCCAGATTTACAGCATTGGCGGAGGACAGTTGTTGAGAGCAGTGTTTCTTATAGGTGAAGCAAAGATAACAAATTTGGATGCAGAGCAATTCGCTATCGGGAATAATTTAATCAACGGATACGACCTTAATAGTGATTTTGGCCGAATAACTATTTATGCCAGTCCTGACGGGGGCCGTCTAACCTCTACTGATCGCATTGCTGGCCAACTCGCATCAAACGATACAGGTAACGCCATGAATGATGGCGGTCTTGACGTGTTTCAAGTTCGCGGGGTGAATAACAACTGGACAACTGATTTTTGCCAAGTCTCCACTCCAAGCAATCAGACAGCTTTCGGTTTGTATGGCTTCATAGGGAACAACTTCTCATTCAGAGTCAACCCATCTTTTCGTACAGCTCGCAAAGCAGAGACCAAATCAAACGGTGAATTAAATTGCGCTATTGACTTTCAACAAAGGGCAGAACGAGATAAGCAAGACTATGTTTTCCCAGGTCGCGTAGGCGCTATCAGCGGATCTAACGCGCTAACGGTGCTGAATGTTGGAGATGACGTAACAGTATCGATCTACAAAAGCACCGACATCGAGCGAGTTTTCGAGCGCGGGGGCGGTGAGGGGCAGGCTAGCTGTGGTGACGTAGGTCAGAGCGTAAGTTCGCGGCAGCGATCCAATGACGAGCAGATCAATTACGGGGATCTGTATCGAATCGGCAGCGCCCTAGCAATCTGTAAGGCTCGAACAGACGAGGTATTTGTCTCTGATGCAGACAACGATCCAGTGGGAGGAGGCACGACAACAAATGCAACCTTTGAGGTTATTCGTGCTGGGGATGCACACCTATGGACATCTGGAACGATTGAAGCGTCTGGCGGATACAACGCAACGCAGCGAAGCCACATCATGCAAACAGCCGAGGCAATTTTCTCGACTGAACGCCAGGGAAGAGTTGTTGAGGTTGGAATCCGTAGCAATCTTCAGGTCAACATTTCGGGGCTATGCAATCTGAAGGACGCCAGAGGTTACGAGCGCATTGACTTTGATGCTTGTGATAAGGATGACGGAAAAGATATTGAAGATGCCGAGCTGACCAACTTCATTAGCGGTCAATACAGCACATTTGAGACCCGCTATTCGTTTTTCAGGGTCAGCTACCGGGTTTCGGGATCAAATGATGCGTACATCGACCTAGATCAGTTATTCGGTGTGAGAAGCACGACCGGCGTTGCCGTCTATAACTATCTGCGCTTCGAGTTCCCTGACGTTCGGCGCTGGGAGATTCGGATGACACCAGTCAGCGGCTGGGAAGTGCGTAACAACATTGCTACAGGGGATCTGGAGGTTTTAGACCCACATCTCGGAAACTTAAGGACTGTCGTTAGCGGTGACGTGTCTGTCAATTACACGGGCGAGCAAGTTTCGAGGAGTCAGGACACGTTTGCGATACAAAGCCTTTCGCCCCTAGAGACAGAAATCTCAGCAGTCAATACAGCAGGAATGACTGTTGGCCTCGGTTACCAGGCTGGAACGTATTCCGTGACCCTAGATGCAACCAGTGGATCAGGAAAAAATGCTCAGGCGACAATAGTGGTAACGGGCACAAGTGTTTCTAGTTTCACGCTTACGGACGGCGGCAGTCTATTTCGTGTCGGTGATGCAATGAGAATTAGGGATCCCGACAGTGTGCCGGGGTTAATCAATCCGGCCAGCCCCCCAACGCAGATTTTTCAGATCAGCGTTACGGCTGTCAATAAGAAAGATTTAGGCACGGGTTTCGATGATGGCGAATTTTACGCGGATGCGTGGGCACGTTTGGCGGAATCATTTATTTACAACGAAATCACGGCGACCACTAGCCAACCTGAGCACCAAGTCGTTTATCTGAACTGTATTACTGAGAATGCCACCACCCCTAACTACGACAATCTGGCCATTGTTGGGATGAATATACGCAGCAGCAAAGAGATTAAGACGCTAAACCAATTTAGTGTTTATGTGAATGAAGGCATTAACGCTACCAGCAACTTTTCAGAAGTTCTATACGACTTGCTGACAAACGATCGATATGGAACAGGACAGGTACTTAGTCCATTCCAAATTGATAAGGCAAGTTTTGAAAATGCCGAAGCATGGACGGCATCAAGACGTTACTTTTTTGACGGCGCTGTTGGTGACAAGATAAACATCCGCACTTGGGGCTCGAACGTAGCGCGTAATTTCTTGCTAGATCTGCTGGTACGGAACGGAAAATTTGCACTCCAGCCAGTAGCGAGTTTCAACGCACCAGAAAGGATCACTCAGCTATTTACGGCGGGGAACATTATTGAAGACAGTTTCCAGCTAAGTTTTATTGATGATCAGGATCGAATACCACCACGTATATCAGTGGTTTGGCGTGAAGAGCGGGAAACAAACAGCGTAAACGGTAAGGGGCTGTTTCCTGTAGTGCGTGAGGTAACAGTACAG